TGGAAAACACCTGCAAAATAACTATCAACATAATCAATAATAGATTTAGTATTCGGAACACTATCGTCATCTCTAGCTCCTAATGTAACATCAATACTATTTAGAGTTGGATTATCATAATGAAATACTTGTTCTTCATAATTGTATGCCGGATCGACCTTAACAGTGAATAATCCGCTATTATAAAGATGTATATCAGTACCTTTACTATCAATATAATTTGTAACTAGCCCTACATGAACTCTGCCGCCATTTTCTGTTAGTTGAAATAATCCATCAACAAATCCTGGAGTAATTCTATCATCTAAATCTTCGTTAAAAATAAATTGTGCGTTACTAAACACACCTCTGTCTATTTCAATTCCAGATGTATTAAGAGAAATACCTGTACCAGTTTCTCCGTCATTTAATAGGATAATATTGTCATCAACAGTTAATTCAGTTGAATTAACAGTAGTGGTAGTACCATTAACTGTTAAGTCGCCTGTGATTACTACTTCGCCTGTTTCAGACCCGGTATCAAGAGTAATTCTGCCGCCGTCTTGAACTTCGACTTTATAATCACCATATGGAATTCTTAAATATTTTGACATTATGCTGTCCTAAGTAAAATAATGTTTTCAGTAGAATCATGTTCTAGACTCCACTTATAATTAATATCTTTAAAATCAATCATCATATCATTTATAATTTTTTTTATAAAAACAAAACTACATATTCTTAAACAAAAAGCCATTATTGACATTTCGTTTTCGTTTAATTCGCCAGTTGTTTTTTCAACTAACATACATATACCAATGTTTCCTTCATTGTCTTCAACCTCAAATGTGTTTTCAGAAAGTTGTGCTAAGACTGCACCGTGAGGCGTTGCCTTAGCACTTCCAATCTTTACTGAAACTACCAAATCCTTTAGAAGATTATAAAAATCAAAAAAGATGTTTATAGGTCGATTCATTCAGCTATCCTTATGCGTCTTCTGCGAAGTCGTCATCAGTTATTGATGCTGCATCATCTGTTTCGCCAGCTTCTTCAACTTGTGCTGCGCCATCTGTTAGATCGGCTACAAAGTTCCAAGCTACACTTTTGCCGTCATAAGCGTTTGTGCCTGTTGCGCTTGGTGCTGATAATGTTGCTTTACGTCCAGCAATTTTGCTTGCTAGATAAGTTTCACCGTCATCCATTTTAAATGAAATTGACATTTCACCTGCTTCTAAGTTAGCTGGTAGATCGTCCCATACTAATGTACAAGTATATTCAGTATCACTTGCACCTAATGGAGCAACTACAAACTTCTTGCTGCCTTTTTGACGAACAATATGTCCTTCTTCAACTGCTGTATTATCAGTATTGTAAAAATTTACTTTAATTTCATTGCCGGTTGCTGTCGGCTCTCCAAAAAATCTTTTGTTTAGTGGTCTTCCCATTTTTTTCTCCTATAAAAAGTAGTCCTATGCCCGTTCTATGAGCTACGCTGCGGGTACAGCATAAGTCCGCCTTGCGGCACACTATCTGACAATAGTATTTATCAAATAAGAAAAAAGGCCTACCACGTAACTGCGATAGACCTTTTAATAATAAAGTGATAGGGAGGATTACATTCTACCTCCAACAACCTAGTAAGTATTTCATACGTTCAGTTGCGCCTAGTATCAAACAGTTACGTTCGAAATACGTATCTTCATGTCTCCATGCTCATACGCTGCCACTACAGCTACTAGCCAAGTTATTGTCCTTACGAAACAACATTTCCTTGCACTATCTAACAAAAAGACCGTCGTCTTTGTTATGTATTTAATATAACATATACAATACAGAAGTCAACCATTTTTTTCTATTTTTTTAAGATTAAATGCATATTTTTTTCCATTTGATAATAGTTCTTCATATTCAACTACATCACCTATAAGTGCTTTAAAATCTTTAGTTTCAAAAAGAACATCATACAACTCTGGGCCCCATTCTTTAGGGCGTATTATGCTATATTTTCTTTTTTTATTGTATTTTATTATTTGTCCTATTGGCATTATTTTATTACTCCATGCAAATAGTTATCATAAAAATAGACCCCGTAGGGTCTATTTTCGTTTTAGTTAAGTTTAAACTTACGAGAAGCTTAGGTTGTTTGCAGTTACTTCTACTTTTTCCAAGTAGTCAGCTGCGTTACCTAGAGACGAAGCAGTGTTCGATAGCTCAACATATCCATAACGTGTCATGAACGAAACTGTTGGCTCGAATGTGCTTGGATCTAGGACAACACCTGAAGACATAAGTGGGATGTATGGGCAATAGAATGCTGCTGCATCTGATTCACTTGTACCTTTGTAACCAACTAATACATCATCATCTGCTGCATATGTGTTTACGTAGATCTTCATTGCGTTGTTCAATGTACCAACCATTTTAGTGTTAGTTGGTGCTTCAAAAGTACCTTCAGTTGTACGTGCAAATGCTGAAGTTGTAGCACTTTGTAGAACTGTTAGGATTGCTGGTGATACAACTGCCCAGTTACCTGCGCCACGACGTGTACGCTGTGCGATGCGGTTAGCTGCACGGTTAACTAGTACTGCAAGTGCAGCATGTTCGTCACCAACAAAAGTTGCTGTACCACTAACTGCTGCTTGGTCAAATGTATCTGTACCTGTACCAGCTAGTGTATTAAGAGATGCTAGGACCTCTTGGTCAATCTCAGCAGTAATCTCTTGTGCAAGAGCTGCCATGATTTCTGCTTCAACGTCGATGCCGTGCTGTGACTGTGCGTCTTGTGCGGCTTCGAATGTCCAACGTGCTGATAGCTTACGTGTTTTAGCTTCAACAGTTTGCTTTAAGATCTGAATTGACAAACGGTTGCCCGCTGCGCCTTCTAAAGCTGCTGTTTGAGCTGCTTTTGCGTCTGTTGCGCCTGAATAAGATTCAGCAATCTTAAATGGACTTAGTGCTTCTTCACCTGCAGTTGCACCTGATGCACCTGCGTTAAAAGTGTCCGAATAACGAACTCTTAGTGTGTGAATCTGGCCAACTGGGCCAGTCATTGGTTGTACGCCTACAATCTCATTTGCGATGACTGTTGGCATAACACGTCTGATCACTGGAAGGATCACACGGTTTAGTGTTGCGATGTTACCGGCAGATGTAGCACCCGCAGTTGCAGTTTCAGCCAAATACCTACGGGTATTTTCTAGGGTTGAAGCCATTACTGCTTTCTTATTGCCTTGAAGGCCTTCAAGAAGTGCTGACTTGGTATCATTCCAACGACTTTCTAGTAGTTCTGACATTGGTATCTCCTTATTATAATCCAGCTAGACGTTTAATATCAACTACGTTAGAGTCGAATGCGTCTGCTTTGATGTCATTTGTTTGTGTTCGGTTGCCTGTTACTTCTTTTGCCTCTGATAGTACTGCCTTCTTCTTCGCTGGAGTATTACCGTCTATTACCGCCGGCAGGTATTTGTCAAACGATGCTCTTAAACGAGATGTTTGAACTGATTCCAGTAAGTCTGTCATAATGTCACGTTGGTCTTTACTTAATGGTGAAACCAATGCATTAATAGTATCTTTGCGGTTGTTTGATTCGTTAATCGATTTAACTTCGATTGACTTTGCTTCCGCAAGTTTGATCGCTTTAGCCGCTGCTTGACGTGCTTCTACAATTTGTTTGTTTTTTGTATCTACAACTTTAAGCAGTTTTGACGTCTCTGAACTTTCATTCAAATAACTATGTTGATATTCGTTAGCAAATGCTTCGAATAACTTACGGCCAAAATCATTTTCACGTGCTTGATCAATATCTTCTTTAAGTGCTGAAATTTCTTTCTTAAGTCCTTTTGACACTGTTTCTGATACTAATGCTGCACTTTTCTTAATAAAGTCAGTTTTAACTTTATTAACATGTGCTTTGCCTTCACGTACTAAACGTACTTTTGTTTCGGCAAGATCTTTTTTATCTTCGTAAAACTCTGCAAGTTCTTTTGCAAGTGATTCAACTACAAACTCTTCTAGAGCAACAAATTTATCTTTTGTTACTTTTTGATCTGCGTGTAGTTCCTTGATTTCTTTTGCTAGTTGTTCACTAACAAATGATTTCATTAAATTGGCATTTTTACGCTGTGCAACTGCAAACTTAGCTTTTGCTTCTGCTAGTTGTTTGCGGTCATCGTGGAACTCTGCAATTTC